TTAAGGTATTGTTTTACGGCAACGAAGAAGTAATTCCTGAAACGGATGCCACTTTACCACAAACACTTGAACTTAAAGAACTTTCCAAATATTACCTTAAAAACGCCAATATAAAACGGTCGACAAAAATTCACTTCAAGTGCTCAATGAGCATCATCGAGCAGTTCTCCGTTGGGGTTTATCTGGAAGATATTGATCCGAAATTTCTGAAGAGGTTCGAAGCTCATGAACTTGGTAAAGGAAAAAGCTTATCCACCGTTTCATCATACATGCGGAACCTAAGAACTCTTATAAACTACTATCTTACCGTTAAGAAAATTATCCCAAATGATTACTCTTACCCGTTCGGAAAAGGCGGACATTCCATTAAAACGGTAAGGAAAAGGAAAAGGGTTTTGATGGAAGATGAAATTCAGAAGGTCATTGATCTGGATGAATTTGAAAGTCCGAAAGAAGAATATGCCAGAAATATCTGGCTTGTGTTGTACAATGCAAACGGGATTAATCCGATTGACTTGTTGAAATTGCGGTGGGATCGGTTCGAAACCGAAACGACCAGAAGATATGCAATAAATGAAACTCCCATTCCATTAACCGATGAACTGAAGTATTACCTGAATAAAGTAGGTGATCCAACCAGTCCGTTTGTTCTGGGGAAGTTAAAAGAGGGTTATACACCCACCTCTCTATTGAATCGAAAAAACAGGTTCCGCAAGGAAATTAACACAGAGCTGAAGAAAATTAGCAAACGACTCAATCTTTCTGTTCCGCTGAAAATGTCAACAGCCCGTGATTGTTTTGCCATGACCTGTAAAAGAAACGGAATTTCCCGTGAGTTTATTTCTGATAGCTTGTCTCATTCTGATATTCGAGTCACCTCTTCCTATCTTGATAGCATGTCAATTGACGAATCGTTTGAAGTCAATAATAAGCTGCTCAAGAGGAAAAATGGGGAGGATAAAAAGGATAACAATAATATAAGACAGGAATGGGAAAACGAGCCAAAAGAATAATTTGGCATGTTCCCCACCACATGATGAGTAACCGTGCATTAAGTTGTACGTTTATTTTTTGTCTAAACAATCATTCATCTGTTTAAATTATTACGTTCATGTGGCAAAATCCGTGAAGCAGATTTAATTAACTCCGAGAGCTCAGCTGAACTTCGTTTCCCACAAATAATATTTATTCATCAGATTTCTATTACCGGAAATTCTGCCAGAAAATCTGCCAGAGAAAAGGAAAAACAGGGAAGAATGGTGTAAAAATTTTGGGATTTGAAGTTCTGTAATGATAAGATATACAAACAGATATGAAGTGGTGGAAACCTGAGACCCGGTCCTGGCAGTCAAAAGGTCATCGGTTCGATTCCGATATTCTCCACTGATTTACTGGAATTTATTTCATAAGTAGCAGAAAGCGAATATCATAAAGATGTTCGCTTTTTTATTTAGTCAACATTTAGTCAACCGAGCCTAAAAACATCATTTCTCCGGTAAAATCAGATTCATTAAATTTGTACTGTGATTTATGCCAAAATCACAATCATTTTAAACACAAAAGGGGTGCAAATTTGCATCCCTTTTTCATTATTTGGTATTCTTATTTTGCTAAAGCAATATTTTTCCGGCAAAGAACTATTTCTGTTGCTGTTCGTAATATAATCCAATTGCCTTTAATTCTTCAGAGAATCGGTAAATATCATCAACTGAGACTATTTCGCTTTTCGATTCTCTCTTATTAGCATCAAATACACCAATGTACTTCTTTGAAGAATTAAAGTATAACCTACAAATAGGTTTACGATTATTATCATCATAAAGTACTCCGAAATAACTTTGTGTATCACGATGGACAACTTTGCTAATATCCAAGTCTTTACGCAAAATAGACTTAATAATATAATAGCCTTCCATCTCTTCAAAAGTTGTTTCAATTTTCTTTTCATTTGTATCAGCTTCAGAAACTTCAGGTTTTTTTTCTTCAGTTTCAGCATTTACCGTTTCAGTCTCTTTATTAAGTGCTGATTTTAATCTTTCCTGAATGCTATCGCTAATAACCTGACTGAATGATTTTTTAACCAGATGAGTAAATTGCTCAAGTACTTTTGCTGTAACCATTGCAGGATAAACCTGTTTCGCAAAAAGTCTAACCAAATTTTCACTGGGGTTTTCGATTTCTGATCTGATCAGCTTTTTAAGTTCACCAGTAAATTTCAACTCACTTGCAGTGTTTACAATGTATTCGATATCAAAATAAGATTTATGAAATTTTTTAAGTTCCTCGACCTGGTTATCTTTCATGGATGTTACGTCAAACTCAAAAAATGGCTTTTCATCCATTTTGTTAGGCTCAACAAGATCAGAATAAAACCTGTAGGTAATTCCATTTGTAAGAATACCAAACTTAGCCTTTGAAACATTAAAGTATCTTAATAACTGGTTATCATGCAAAATGAGATTTTGCGCCCAATGTTTACATTCCATCAGTATTATAGGTTGCCCATCTTTGAAAATCGCATAATCTATTTTCTCTCCCTTTTTGGTTCCGATATCGCAGGTGTATTCTGGCAATACTTCCAGAGGGTTGAAAACATCATATCCTAAGCTTTGGAGAAATGGAAGAATAAATGCATTCTTAGTAGCTTCTTCGGTTTCAATTTGGTTTTTTAGCTTTTGTACTCTTTCACCAATCGATTTGATTTGATCTTTAAAATCCATGATATTATTAATTTGGTTTTACTTGTTTGTTATCATTGTCTTTTAGCAACTTGTCAACCTTCTCAGTTAGCGATTCTATCTTTAAAATCAATTCATCATTATTATCACTAACCATTGCATCAACAAATATTGAATTCACTAAGGATAAACCAAGTATTCCACCGCCTAGCAGAATAAGCATAAAGTAAATTTTTGCCATAAATGCAATGAAAGGTGTACTTCGTTCAGCTATTAAGTCTGGTATCTCATACCATCCTTCAACTGAGAACAATCTAAATATTGAGTAAAATGAATTTAAAGGATTGTTGAAGTATTCAGGAGCAAGTCCTTTAAAAAGTGAGCAACTTACTATTGAAAAAATAAAAACGAGCGAAAAAAATCCAATCAAAACTATATATGAGGCTTTAAATGCCCGGTTAATTCCAGAAATAAGTTGATCAATATTTGGGAAAAATCTGATTAATCGGAAAAACTTAAATATCCTTAATACCCTAAAAGACAGGAAAAAATTCATTGCTAAAATCCCATCATTTACAAATAATGAAGCAAGTGATGGTATAGAAACCAATATTAAAATGAAATCTAAACGATTCCAGCCACTTGATAGGTATTTTTTAAATCCATATTCGGTAATCTTTATCGTTAATTCAGCAACAAATAAAAGTGTGAATATTGACTCAATAATATTTGTCCATGCACTTCGTAATTCAAACTCTTGAATGAAAATCAATAAAGCATTGCAGAAAATTATTGCAAGAATAAAAAAGTCATTTAAAAATAAACTACGTATCTTTCTCATAATGAATTTTCTACCTGAATATCATTGAATGATCCAGCACCAATTAAAGGGTTATTGCCAATTAAAGCCTAAAGTTGACAAATATTTTTTTGAAAACAAAGGTAGGGTTATCATAATTTTTTTATGAAAAACAAAAAATTCCAAATGTTTTTCATAAAAGTAATCAATTCAGAAAAATTCCGGGTTTCTTCGGGGGTTCCAACTTTTCAAGATATGCCCGTAATATCTCCCAATGAAATAATGCCTTTCTCCTATCTTCTGGCTCCATATCAGAATAATACTCTGAGGCAAAAAATTCCTGAAAAGCTATGCTTAGGGTATCATTCAATTCCTTCGGGGTTGCAAAGTTTAAAAGTTCCTGCTGTGGTGAAATCAATTTAGCCATATCAATAAATTTAAATTATGCCTCAAATGTAATTTTTTAATAATTCCCCTTTATCTTTATCCTGTTTTTACTTACTGTTTTATAACCTGTTTATCTGTAATTTTTACTGACAAACTGTCATAAAATCCTGTTTTTAGGCGAAATAATTATTACAAGTTTAAAAAAACGCTGTAACTAACTAATAATCAAGGTTTGTCTTATAAATTTGTATTGTGTTAAATAGAAAGCTAAAATTAGTTTATTTAATTGATATTCAATATAATAGGTCATTTTTTGACAAATATTATTGATTATTTTGCATCTCAGATGGCGATTCGTCTCCGGTTAGGGTGTAGGATAGCAAAGTAAGAAAATGCTTTACTCTTTCTGATGGTTCGATTTTTTTCCAGTCGCGCTTGAACTGTGGCCAGTTTTCCACTATGAAGGATTCAATTTCAGACTGAAGTGCTGGCCTCACTTTATTTTTTGCTCCTTTAGGTCTGCCTGATGGATTCCCGGACTGTCCGGGTTGAAATTTAGTATTCATGTTTTTTTATTCAAAATTAGGAAATAGAATGCTCTGCCGGATTAATACCGTACAATTCAAAAATATCTTTCTTCCGGTCAGGCTCACACATACAAAGAAAATTTCAACGTGGTTCATTTTATCGGTTTCAGTTTCAAAAATCAATTCTGTGAACATCCTTTTTAACGCAACTGCTAAGAAAAATATCCCTTGATGCCAAATTGCGAAACGTGGCTTCTCCTGAATGAATTTTAATAGGGTTTCAGCCTCTTTAACCTGTCCGGATACCTTAAGCCGAAGATATTCCCGTTTCAACGCTGTAGTGGCTATTTTGTCCAATTCCGGATTGTTCAATTTATCTGATCCAACATTCCGATATGATTTCAAAATGCAAGGTGTTACCCTGTCCAATATTCTGACAATTATTTTTTCTGATTCCATGACTTTACTTTTTTCTTCATTTAATTTCTATTTCGTGTTTCCCTTATTGCTGGGAAATTTTTTCAATTATCAAATCAACCTGTTCCGGTGTAAGCCTTTCATAATTGATCTTTAAATCCTGCTCTTTAGGCAAAATTAGACTGGCCAATCTCAGGAAGAAATTTAATCGTTGCTGTGGCTTCAATCCCTTCAAATCTTCTGAAATCCTGTCCGGGTTAAATTCCCTCCCCAAAATTTCCAGTATAATTTTTTTCACCTCTCCGGAAGAAATATTTCTTGCACCCTTTGGCCTCCCTCCCGGATTCCCTGACTTTCCCTTTTCAAATGGCATAATCTGTAAATTTATTCTTGTTTACAAAAGTCTTTGCATGGCTCCCGGTTTGATCCAAATATGGCCTTCATCTGTCTCCTGCAATATTCCCTCCTTCAGCCGGGTTCCTCTCCCTGCCAAATATGGAAGCTTCTTCCTATCCAATAAATTTTGAAGGTTTGAGAGATTTTCATTTATGGAAGTGACAAACTGCATGGCGATTCTCTGATCTTCAGTTTCTACATAGATAGAGGCAAGTTCTTTCAGCCTATTTTCAGATTCCTCCGGTAAAATTACCTCTCCGCTTTTAGTGACTTCAAACAATTCGTAATAAACTTCAACACGGAACTGGCTGTGCATGGAAAATCTTGTTTCCGCTTCCTCAATCCGGTTTATCTTCGCCTGTAGTTCGACTACGGTTTCATTTATCTCGGCTTCCATCTTTTGATTAAATAACACTGGAAGGTTGAATTTTTCCAGTGACTTCAAAAGATCACTTTTAAGCCTGTCAACGAAATGAACGGTATCTTTTAAAGCCTCGATCAATATCCTCCCGGAAAAAGGCTCTTTTAAGCCTATACGGGTATAAAATACTGATAACTCATTCATGGGTGTCAATAAACGCCTGTGTAGTCCTACCAATGCGTTATGATACAACTTGTCGTAAAAATATAGTTCCTTATTCATTTCAAGTGTTTTTTAACGGTTCCTACTATTTGCCCATTCTTCAATATCAATCTGAATTTTGTCTTTGGTGACATTCTCGATTATTTCAAGAATTTCGCCTTTACTTGCTGGCTGTGACTTCAGCCTGTCAGTCAATAAATCTGTTAATAACTGATCTTTTTGTTCTCTACTTAAATTTTCAATTTCCATTTCTAATTATTTTTGGGTGTATACTTTAATTTTTCCTCTACTTTATTGTCATAATTCCCTTCAAGGATTTTCACAAAATTCTCTGGCTTAAATATCCAATCAAATGAAGCTTTCCAATTTTTTTCATTTTCCCCATTTAGAAAGCTACTGCGAAATGTTCTCCGTAAGACTTCGGTAATAACATTTTTCCCGTGTTCCTTCATTCTTGCGTTAATGGCTTTTTTTCTTTTTTCAGTGAGTACCTCAATTTTTGTTGTTTTCGTGTTGGTATTCCAAAAATCCATTAACTTTTCAAAATCAATCGGGGGCGGGTCTGTTTTTAAAACAGACTTAACCTTTCTTCTGTTATCATTTTTTACATTCTTATCATTCTTATCAT